TAACGAGACTGGCAAGCAGCTTAGCGCCAGCGTCAATGGCTAACTCTGGGTTGTAGCGCCCATCGTCGTCACCATCTGTCACGTTAAGGCCCATGGCGCGGGCCGTGTTGCGGGTGAACTGCATGATTCCCTTAGGGCCAGTCTTAGAGACGGCCTTAGGGTTGAAGGATGATTCGTTAAACGATAACTTACGCAGGAGGTCATAACTAACTCCGTGAGAGTCTGCTGCCTTCTGAAAGATACCATCGTAGTCGCTAGGTTTGGACTTGTCGTAGCTCATGTTGTCTCCTTATTGTTTACTCATCGCCACCTCCATAGATGAACTTCGGAGTGGCTTTACGTTTCGCACGGACACGCTCACCAGCTGCCTTACGGGCCTGAGTGGCTGCGGAGATAGGTGCACGCTTGGTTGCTTCCTTCAGTGCCTTCTCTTCGGCTTCCTTGGCCAGTCGCTGCTGCTGTTCCTGATAGGTGCGAGTCAGTAGCTCCTTGTCGTAGCGGATGCGTACAGTGCCAGTGGTGTCCATCATGTAGATAGAGTCACCCTGCTGGTACATCGTCAGCTGCTTGTTGGTCACCCAAGGGTTAGCCGCGATGATTCCCTTACGGGCTTCTTCTAGGATGTCTCGGCCCTGCTCCCAGCTCTTAGGGTCATCACTGACCTGTAAGATGTTCTTCGGGATAATACCAATGGTATCACCATCCACGTCATCGCCTTTGAAGGTCACAGTGGATTCCTTGAGGAACTTGTCGGTCTGCTGCATCGCCATGTCGCTGTTGCCTGTACGGTACTTGACGCTGTCGTAAATCTTACGGGCCATACCATCCAGACTGGCCGGAATGCGAGACAGCTCTGGGGACTCTGAGTTGTTCTTCAGGGACGCCCACGCTTTATCATCCTCGTACTGCATCTCTTTGGTGAGACTGCGGCGAGAGCGGTCAGCGTCTATGAGAATCTGCGGGTCAATGCCCTGCTTGTCCATCATGTCCATCGTCAGGAACAAGTCAGCCTTGTCCGGGTACAGCGCAGCGAAGAGGTCCGGGTCGGTGTTACGCATTGTGCGCAGTTTGTTCAGCGCCGTGGTGTCCTCTGGTAACTTGCCGTTAATCACAGCGGCAGACCATTCAGACCCAGCGTCTGTCACCATCTGGCCCACAACGGTACGGAAGGCTCCACCCTCTGAGTCTGCCCGTAGGTAGCTCAGCTTCATACGGTCCTTCTGTTGCTCCGTGAGCTGCATCTGGTCAATCTCAGCCAGCTTACCGTTGGCATAGTTCACCATGTCACTGTGAGTGAACTCTCCGGTGTTCTCGTTGGTCGGCATGTCCTTGTAGCTGGTGGACACGTACTGACCGTTGATACGCTTGGTGAACTGCTGGTCGATGACCTGATTCTTGTTGATGGTCTTCTGACGCTTGTCCATCTCCTTGGCTGCTGCTTGAGCCTCCTGACGGAAACGGGCCTGCATCTGCTCCTCAGCCTGAATCAAACGCTCACGCTCTGGGGTCATCTGCTCACCGGGCTGTAGACGGTCAAGTTCCGCCTTGGCACCCTGAAGCATCTCCCAGCCCTTGCTGGTATCGTCTTGGTTCAACGCGCTGGTAATCCCAAGACGGAAACCTTCGGACAACTTAGCGTCATTGTCGAACTGAGTCGACTGGGCCTTGACCATCAGGGCGTTCCATTGCTCCTCACCCATAAGCTCCTTGTAGGTCGTGGTCTTCCCGTTAAGGGTTACCTGACGGCCCTCAAGGCTCTGCAAGAAGTTGGTCGCACCCGGACGCTGAATGACGTCGTTAAGAGACCCAATGATGACCTGCTGAGCCTGAGCGTCGCTGGGGATACTGCCAGTCTTCAGAGCGTTGTCAATGTAGCGCTGGAAGAACTCACCGGACTCTGGGCGAGCAAGAACCTGTGGGTCCTTAAGGACACCGGACAGTTCCACCTTCGAGGCCAGTATGGCACCCTTCTGGGCTTGCTCGCTCAGGAACGTATCGTGCTTACCGTACAGCGAGATGTTACGCTCGGTGATGTTCGCGTTGAACCCTCTCTGGAACTCAGAGTCCTCAGGGTTAATCATGAACTGTTCAGCGAACTCATTGGCACCTTCGGTCAACCGTTTGTGGCGATACTCTTCCATCTCAGCACGAGTACGGAACTCACCGTTCTGAACGCGCTGTGCCACTTCGTCGTCAATGAGGAACGCAGCGTTACGACCAGTCTTGAACCGTAGGGCCTCCATAGCGTACGGGTCATCCTGATACAGCAGGGTCCCGTTCTTGATTGCCTCTCGGCGCTGCTCTGGGGTCAACTTACGGATAATCTCATCGGACCGCTCCTCGGCTTTATCTCGCTGGCGCTTGTCGTATGCGTCAGCTGCTTCACCCATTGCTGCCCCAAACTTCGCCAAGGACTGCACTAGGTTTGACTGCCGGACACCTTCCTGTTGAATGGTTACTGGGCGATACTGCATGGACGCTGAGCCACCACGGATACGAGTAGACCCGGCCTGCGGTAATTGGCCCAACGCTTGTTCTAATTTACTAGCCATTACTTACCTCCTACCTTAGTGCCTTTGGCCTGACTGATTGGGGCCTTGGTGGACTTGCTGTCGAACGCACCAGAAGCATATGCGGATGCTGCCTGTGAACCCATCAATGCCAGAGGGTCGAGTACCTGTTCCAGTTTGGATTTACCTTTGGTCTCAGCTTTCTGCATGGTCTTAACTTGGTCGATAGTTGACTCTGAGTTACCCAGCTGCTGAGCGAACAGTGACGCATAGTCTCGACGGTAGTTATCGGTGACCGCGTTGGCATCCCGAATGAACTTGCCCTCCTCGATTCGACTGATACGCTCCATGCTGGAACCCTCAAGGTTTCCCTCTCCGATTGCTGCACGGATTGTACCCATGGCCTGAACCTTATCGAGATTCTTTGCGGTCAGGTCCGCGCTGGCTTCTTCCAGCTTCTGCTTCTGCTCAAGGCTGGCGTTAGCGTTCTGAATGTTTGACTCTTTAATCATCTGGGCAGACTGTCGGCGCATCTGGTCATTCTGAAGGCCAATCATCTTGGCTTCATTACGCGACTGACCGATAGCTTGTACTGCCGTCATTGCGATTGGTATTGCGGCTACCCAACACATAGTTACCTCCTCGTTATGGTGAACAGTTGGAACTTCCCATCCTGAGTGTACTCCTCGTGGAATACAGCACCGATGGACTTAAGGAACCGCTTGTGAGGACCATTACCGACCCACACGAAGTTCCACAGGGATGGATAAACGTTTAATAACATGTCCCTGTACTCCATGATTCTCTCACGGAACTCCAGCTTACCAGCCCTGTCGAGTCTCCACACTTGGTCACTCGTGACGAACCAGCACTGGTCTCCGCAGTGTCCACCTATAGCCAAAGGAAAACCATCGTGGTCTAACGTGACACACTCAGTAACCGCTGGGAACGATGGTTCTATACCCATGGCCTGTGCCTCAAGTACGTCATGGTAGGCCGGGATGAATAACTCGAAGTCATTACTTACAGTGTTTCTTATGTACATGCTTTAAGTCCCCTCTTAGTGTGGTCTCCCTATAGTGTGCCCTAATTGAGCACACCATAAGGATTACTTCAGTTAAATACCGTTGGCGCGTCTACTGTAGTTACCCTCCCAGCCACACCCAATGATTGACACCGGGGAAGCGTTGAAGGAACTCAGGGACACCTTCTGATACATGGCATTACCAGTCACCGGGAAACGATACTGACCAGTAGTTGTGGCCTTCTGTCCCAGACGTAGACCAGTAGAACCCACTCTGGCGTTGACCAGATAGCTGAACTCTCGGCTACCGTTATCGACACTCACAGTGAACGCTCCGGTGTTCTGGTAGTTCACCCACGCTCTACGCAGCTGTAGACGACCAGAGTCCTCAGTGGACGTTGTGCCGTCGTTCTGCTCCTGCTTTATGAGGAACCGACTGAACACATACTGGAAGTCATACAGGAACCCAATGACGATGTCCTTACCGGAGATGTCACCGCTAATGCGGATGTCTGGGGTTGAATCCCAAGAGGAACCCATAGGCTCATACTCGGTGATTTTACCGTCGCTCTCGCAGATTGCCACAGTGCCCTTGGAGAACGATGCACCGTAGATGTCCTTGACGTTGACTACCGTCTGGTTCGTCTCAATGTCATACGCTGTCTCTGAGATGTGGTACGACCGCTTGGCATCCACGTGGAAACGGTAAGGCTCAAATGGGAAGTCTGTCGACTCCTTCTTGAAGTCCACTGCGGCTATCCACACGTTGTAGGCGTTACGCATCAGCATGTACATCGTTGAGTTGATACAGTTTGCTGCCATAACCTCCACACCGTCCCCGAAGTCCCAGTGGGACCATGACTGCTGCCGAATGTCCTCATCCATGTAGAGGAACTTGTAGATGAACACCTTGCTGGGAGCACCTTTGGTCAGCACACATGCGAAGTTCTCCGTACCAGACCCGTTGATGCTGTACACACCGTTCGGGATGTAGTTCGGGACGTGGGCCGTCATGTCCTCTGCGTTCTTCACAGAGCTTACATCCTGTACCGCGTAGTAGCGCATGATGGACGTAAAGGAGCTGCGAGGAGACGCATAGTAGATGTTCCTGCCGATACCGTAAGGACGCGCTCGGTCGGACACATCGAACTGAGTGGTCAGGTCCAGCTGAGCGGTCTTAGCGGATAACACACCGTTTGCTGACAGGACGAACTGTGCCTCATCAGACCACAGCAGAAGCTCCTCAGCGAAGCTCACAGCGTACTTAAGGACCGACACCCGGTTATGACTCACGGCCACATCCAGCGGGTCATCATCGGTGTAGTTGGCTACTGACGGCGGGTAGAACTCGAAGTATTTACTGGTACGGGACATCACGATGTTCTCCCCAGAGATGAACCCTAAGCGGTTCCTGAAGAAGAACACGTCAGTTATCGTCGAGTTCACAAAGGATGGCTGAGGGTTGGTATCATCGTCACCAGCTCGGCGGTCCTTCCACTCGTGATACCCGAGGTCAAAGTTACCGTCAGCCGCACGAACCAGTGTCCAAGGCATCGTGTGGTACTCAAGGCCGACCGAGATGTTCCACCCCACAGTTTCCTTCCAGACCTTCTGACTCTTATCGTACTTAACGTAATACTGGTCAGCAGTCTTCGAGGTGTCACCAACAATTTTCACCATGTACCCGTCAGGAGCGTTCAGTGGCAACTTTGAGAAGCTCTGAACGTAGTGGGTCACTGGGTTGATTAACTGGTCGGCGTAGCCATCCTTGGTCTCAAACACGTCAATGGTGGTATCAGCTGGTGCGATGCAGTGGATGTACCCTGTTCCCACGTTGAACGTCCACGTAGGGTGAGCGGCCCGTAGAAGAACCGCTAGTGCCTCAGCGATGGCCTGCGCGTCGACCTTGGGCGGGTCATCCTTAGCGTTGTCGCCAGGAGGTAGCTGGTGGCTGACCCATACGCCGTTGATGTTGACTTCGAGCTTACGACCATATTGGCCGCCACGGACGTTGACAATCCCGTCCACGTTGTCCCTGAAGGTACCACCGTTGGTCACGTTCTGGTTCTCGCGGACCTGTCTGGTGCGGTTCACGATGAACGTATAGTCTGCCACGGTGACCATCCGTAAGTTGTCCTTAGGGTTGTTGACGGTCACGTAAGAGCGCTCGCCTCGGACCTGATACTCATAGCCGGACAGGTCAAATACTCGAACGTCGTTACCTGTGAACACAGCGTAATACTGCTCGAACTCATCGCGGTTGATGAGATGGATGTACGGGTCTTCCCCCAAGTAGCCACGAGGGCCAAGGGACTTGATGAACACCATAGGTGGTCGCTTCTGGAGACCCTCAGTCTCGGAGGACCAACCGTTGACCTGAAGCGAACCCTGCTCGGGATACCGTAGGATTTCAGGCTGTTGGCTAATGCCTCCCTTAAGATTTTTGATTGACTGTGATACGAGAGCCATTTGGTCCTCCTTAAGTTTCTGATTAACGACCGATGAGACCCTGTACGTATGCGTCACCATCAAGCATGTTGTACTGCCCGAAGTCCATCTCGTACTCATTGCACGCCATACGTGCTTCCATCTCTTCCTGTGCCAGAGAGTTCTCTACGTCCTCCGCTCCGAAGAACCGAGAGTTGAACTGGCGGCTGGCCTTGGTGACAATCCACTGGCGGAAACACTCAGGCATCTCGTCGTAATCCTGAAGGGTAATCAGGGTCACTGTGATTGGCCCAGAGAAGGTATCTGTCCCTGTGGACTTATCATACACCCAACCACCACGGTTAACGTATTGGCCACCTAGGATGGACAGGTAGGCCGGACGGAACGGGATGAGTCCAGTGCTGGCATCCGGGGTCAATGTGGCCGACTCGTTGATGTTGAAGGCCCAACCTTTAGACTGAATCTGGCGGTTAATCCTGTTGAGGATACGACGAGCATTCGCTACGTCTGCACTACCATCTTCGTCAAGGGTGGTCACCGGGGATTCACCGATGGCTGCGAGCATCTCATTGATAGCATCCAGCTCAGCGGCAGACCCAAAGTAAGCATCTTGCATGTTCATATTGTAAGCTCCTAACGAAAAAACCCCTCAGAGACCGTGAGTGGTCCCCAAGGGGTTTGGCTTATTAGTTAGTCACGACCAGCTTAAAGGACTTCATTTCAGACCCGTCAAAGCTGACAGCCACTAGAGTTTCGCCTACAGCGATTCCTTTGAAGTACAGCGTGTTGGTACGGCGAGTGTGGCTGGCAACCCCTGAAGTACCATAAGTTACCTCAAGGCTTGACCAATCCGTTACTCCTTCCAGCCCATCAAGTGTCACCTTAAGTGAATCACCAGCAATAGCCACAGTCTGTACCTCGTACTCAGGTGGAGTTGCCGCCCGAGCACTAAAGGTATTTACGCTTAGGCCGCCGTGAAAACCAGCGCACCCGCAGATTCTGGACGCAGACCACCGTGACCCATCGCGTACTTAGCGATAATCTGGTCAGCCTGATACTCAGCGCGGCGAGCACGTTCCAGAGCGAGGTCTTTCAGCTTGACGGTACCAACAGCGGAACGGTGCTGGAACAGGCCAACAACGTTCTCCTTGTTGACTTTACCGCCAGTTGCCGGGAAGGCGTGCTTCTGGTTGGTCGCTTCTGCGCCTTCGTCCGGGCGGTCATCACCAGCACCACCAGCGGTCAGGTGCGGAACCTCTACGACTTCGAAGCCCATCACGTTACGGATAGAACCACGCTCAGGGTCAATCAGAGCCGCATAGTTCGCAGCGTTCGGCATCAGAGCTGCCAGAATCGCAGAGTACACGTCTGGAGTGGTGTAGAACGTACGGTCGTTAGCCGGGACGTAGTTCTTGGTCAGAGCCGCACGAGCAATGGTCAGCTGAGCGATAACCGCTTGTCCCAGTTTAACCGGGTCAGTCAGGTCAGCCTTAGCGCCAACTTCCAGCAGGGACGGTTTGCCCAGACCAGCGATGTTCTCGTTGACGGAATCAGCGAGGTTAACCAGACCAGCCAGCTCAGCCAGAACTGCACCATCAGCCGCCATCGCCAGAGATTCACCAATCTGAGAGGTGTACTCGGAGCGCACGTCATAGTGGTTCATCGCGTCTTCGATGTCGTAAATCAGCACGTCCGCAGTCAGCAGGCCATCAATGTTAATGGTCTTCTCAGTGTGCTTGATGTCTTTACGTTTGTCATCCAGAGACTCGCCCGGTTGCAGGTAAGCAGCCTTGGTGCGACCAATCACAGGGAACTGTGCGGACTTACCGGAGCTGATTTGACGCTGCATGTGACGGTTGGTGGTCACAGAGGTACGAGCGAATGCGGTCAGGACTTCACCGCCGAATACTTTCAGGAATAGCGCCAGCTTGTCTGCTGCGGATTGACCTTTACCTTGGTTAGTACCGAGCTGCTGTCCACCTTGCATGTTAGCCATGTTGAATCTCCTTATGTTGTTTACGAATAGAATTGGTCATTACGCTGACCAGACGGGCCTATCGTTGCCAAGCTATTGAGGTACTACTTGAAACGAGGTGATACTCATTGTGTAACTCGAAGGGCACTCCACAGCCAAACCACGGCAGCCCGATGCCCAATCAGAATTACCCGAACTGGTGACCGCCAAACTGTGGATTCCATCTCTCCCTATAGTGGGCCCTAATTAAAACTTAGAGTCGATAACCTTCTGTTCCACCTCACGACGATACTTAGAGTCGGTGCGGTAACGCGGGTCAGACATCGCCTTAATCATCTCAGCTTGAGACTCGAAGCCTTCAGCCTTTCGGGCCACAGGTTTCGCTGGGGTTGCATGCTTGGCAATAGAGCGCTCGGCTTTCTTACCAAAGGTCTTATCACGAGACTGTCCCGCTAGGTTCAGAATCGTCTTCATAGTGGCCACATCACGAGACTCAAATGCCTTGATGAGCGCCTCGGCACCCTCAGGGTTATTGGTCTGCATGTGGGTATAGACCTGCTGGAAGCGCTCACGGCCACCCACGAAGTCCATCACTTTCTCAACGTACTGGTTGACCAGAGCTTCTTGACCGCGAATGTACGCATCAACGAACGCCTTACTGTAGCCAGCCTCAGCCAACTCTTTGTAGGACTCATCGGACAAGCGGTCTTCATTCTGGTACTCTTGCTGAATACGGGTCACAGCATCCTGTGAGAGACCGCGTTCGATTGCAGTAGCAACCATGTCGTTAAAGCCAGCTTCGTGTTCTTCCAGCTGCTGAGAGGCTTCGTTGATGTCAGCCGGAGTTTCACCAATCGGTTTGAACTCTTCAGGTTCACCATCGTCGGTTACTTCCTCCGGCTGACTCCCTTCGTCGCCTTGCTGTTCTTCGTCAGAACCTTCTTCGCCATCCTGTTCGTCTGAACCGTCAGCGGAGATACGGACCTGCATACGGCCCTCTTCAGGTTCACCGAACGGGTCCACATCGGAGCCATACGGGTCATCACTGTTGGTGTTCAGCTCGATTGCATCATCGCCATCACGGGCAGCAACATCAAGAGCCAACATGTTTTCTTGGTGCTCCTCAGGTGTGCTACCAGTCAGTACAGCACTGTTAACACCGAAGGATGCGTATACGTCTGCGTTAGATTCGCCAGCCATTTCAATCTCCTTAAGTTGAACAAGAAGGGAAACACGAAGGACTCGAACCTTCTGACCAGACCTCATTCAATCTGGATGTATCTCCCTATAGTGTGCCCTAATTACATGCCCGGTTGCATACCGACTGAATCAGCCGCTGCGGCCATAGCTTCAGGACTTGCAGTAGCCTGTGCGGCCATACCCTGACCAAGCGCTGCGGCCCCTTGCTGTGTAGCAATCTGGGCACCCTGCTGCGCCATAAGGGCGTTCTTCTGCTCCTGAGTGAGAAGCATACCAGCCGTGTCTAGACCGATAGCGTTAGCGATGCGCAACTTGAGGTTAGCCAAGTTGAGGTCGTCGTCACCTTCGAGTGCCTTAAGGGCTGACCATGCGTTGATGCAGCGCTCCAGCTTGTCAAGGTCCTGACCACGTCCGATAGCCTCAAGGCCAGTGCTGATAGTTGGCTCGACGGCCTCTTTAGGTAACTCCGGGATTTGCTGCGTGGCTTGTAGTTGCTTCAAGAGCACTCTTACCAGAGGCAGCTGGAGTTCCTGCGAGAGAATCGAGTAGACACCACCTAGGGTATCTTCCAGCTCTGACGCCACGTACCGAATCTCTTCGGCTGTGACACGCTCTCCTGTACGTTGTACCGCACTGTTGAGCATAAAGGCATACGAGAGGCGAGCCTCAATGGTGTCGCTAACGTTCTTCGCTACGGTAAAGTCACCGGACTTCTCCAGTTGGAGGAACTCAATGTCCTGCTTACGGCCCGGTACGAACGCACCAGACTGTGCTGCCGTGAGTCTGCGGACCTGAGTGATACCCGCCGGGTCTACCAGACCGATAACCTTAGCGGTAATCATGGCCATCTTCACGATGGACTCTTGGAGGTTCTCTAGGGACTTGAGGTCCCCGAGGTACTCTTCCACGTAGGAACGACCATAGGATTCACCGTCGATGCGTACCATGCGGACCGGAATGTACGGACACTCTTCGAGTGGGTACTCAGCTTCACTGCCCGGTACAACCTCTTCGGCAACCTCTTCGTACTTAGAGTAGCCATCCCCGGCTTCGTTCAGGTACACGTGGGTGTAGACGTCAATCTCAGCGTCTTCCTTTTGCTCACCTTGGGCTGCTTCCACTTGGCTGCGGACATCCTCAGGGAGAGCGTTGAACGCAATCTTGTCGAGAGTGACAATCTGAAGTACGTTACCGAAAGCGTCTCGCTGGACCACATACGAGTTCAGTCGATAGAGCTTCATCGGGGTATAACCCTCAGGCTCCGGTAAGTACAGCAGCGCGTTCCCGGCCACACACAGTTGCTTCAAGCACTCAAAGAGCGTCACTCGGTAACTGTTGGACTCGATGTAGTTCATGATGATGCGCTCTACCATTGAGAGGCCCTCATCGACCTTAGCGAGACCCTCAGCGTCACCCAGAAGGTTCTTCGCTTCGTATTCACTAATGGTCAACTTCATCCATGACTGCATCGGGAACAGGGCCAGCATCAGCTTGGACGCTAGGTTGTTCAGACCGCGAGCACCTACGGATTGCCACGGAGTCGTGTAATCGGTCGATGCGTTATCGGAGTCCTTAGGGAACAGTGAGGGAATCGTGTACTGCGCACAGGACTCTGCTCGTGTCTCGTAAGGCTGTCGGTCGTTCTTCAGACGGTCATATACCGCCTTGGCTCCCTCCTCTGCGAAGCCTTCGAGTTTAACTTCTGCCATTTGTTAGCCCTCCCCGTAACCAATCATAAGTTAATCCCACCGCCTGAGCTGCGGGAAACTGAGAGGGACTTCTTACCGGACGCTCGTGATTTCTTCTTACCAGACTCGGTGTCTGCTGAAGACTCAACGTCCTCCACGACCTCTTTCGGTGCTTCCTGAGGTGCGGCCACAGGTGTCTCAGCGGCTGTCTGCACGTTAGGTGCATCTGCTGCAAGACCCACGGCTTTGAGCGGTGCCTTGACTACCTTGGAGATAGCCTTCTTGATTTTCTTAAACAGTCCCATGTTAGCCTCCTAAAGCTGACTTACGGATTTTACTGGCGGACCCTGTAGGCTCGGTCGTCTTGGTCACCTTGAGTGACTTACGCCCTGATACCTCAGGAGTGGTGCTGTTTGAGTCCTCGTCTCCACCATACTGGATACCCTTAGGTTCCTCCGTCAGTGGTGCTGGCTCAGGGACAGTCGTTGTGTCGACCTTAGGTGCTTTCATCTTAGGTGAGAAACACATAATCAATCTCCTTCTTTGAGTGCACGCTGACGGCCCTCCATCTCATCAAGGACACGAGAAGCCATGTAGTGACCATACAGTACACCGGAGATGAACTCCTCACTGTGGCCAGCCTCACGCAGCTTACGGACCTCTGACTGATACAGGAAGTCAGCATTGAAGCGAGACTGTAGGTACTCCTTGACAGCTCGCGGTACGTCAGGAAGGTCATTAGGATTGTTAAGGATGTGCTCTATAGGTTTTAACATTTGAGTCTCCTCTTTAAGTAATCTTTAAGTAATAATCATAATGGGCACTTCCCTATAGTGGGTCCTAATTGTGCCCATGAGTTTATCACTCTGCTTTGTGCTCGACTATCTGCTTTATAATCAAGGCCAACATCCAGAGACCACGAGCTACTAAGCCCATGGTCAGTACGATGAGAATCAGCTGCCCGGTTGCCATAGAGTAATCTCCCCAGTCTCGATGTTGTATTCATCAGAACGGAGAATGCGAGCCATCTGGCCCTGCTTGATTACTTCCGCTTCGGTCATCCCTGCTTTGGCACCAATGGACTTAATGCAATCCCAGAGCGTCTCTCCCGGCTCAGGAGCGCGTTTCACCCACTTGGTTACCTCTTGGCCCTTGTTCTTGCCGGACTTCAGCACGGACGTTACAGGCTCCACAATGAAGGGTTCCTTGAGGAAGTCCTCAGCGGTATCGCCCCATCCGGGAATCCCACCGTAACCATCGGTGATGTCACCCTTGATAGTCTGGAAGAGGTGCCAGTAGTCAGCGGTCTCCTGAGTCTGCACGAGGATGTTGCCAGTCGTACACCACAGGAAGTCACAATCCGGGATGGTCTTAAAGTCCTTGTCACAGGAGACCAGTACTGCCTTCTCGTAGTGATACGGGAGCGGATTAGACCCAATGATGCCCATCACGTCATCACCTTCGAGCTGAGGCTCAAGGACGCACGTGTAGGTCTCAAAGACGTACTCAAGGAACTCGAAGTAGCCCACAGGCTTCTTAACGACTGCGCGGTTCTCTTTGTACGTTGGGTCCACCAGCAGCTTGCGCCAGTTGACACGGTCGGTGAACGCTAGGACAACGTCTGCATTCTTCCACGCCTTCTTGCGGCCCTTGTAGGACTCGATGGAGTTCTCCAGAATCTCTCGGGCCTTAGCGTGGTCACAGCAACGGTGCCAAATCTCCTCCTCCCACGAGGCATCGAACTCAGCGGCACTCATGGCTTGGAACACCAGCCAGTCGCCATCCATCACAAGGACACCTTTAGAAATCTTCTGGGTAGCCCGGTAGTCGCTGAAGGATAACAATGTGTGCTTACTCATCACTAACCTCCCGGTATGCCGTGATGGTTTTCTGATAGGCCTCTACGGTAGCTACAGCACAGAGTTCTGTCTCGTAGCCCTGCCAGTAGTCACCAGTTCGCACGAAGTCCGCTCGGAATAACTTACCCGACTCCTCATGTTTCACAATGTCAGACTTACACTCTGACTTGTGATTGTCGGTCCAGTCACCATCTTCAATAACCTTCCAGCCTTCAGGTAGCTCAGCTGACCAAGGCTCTTCTTTTAACAGCCCGATCAGCTCGTCAATAGGTTTCATAAGCAACCTCCATGGGTCTTAAGGAATTTCACTCCGGCACTGGTAATTTCCCAAGCGCCACCGTTACGACCACTCATGGTCAGGCACGAAATGTGACCACGGCTCGCAGCCTCAGCGACTAACGCAGCGTTGTTTCGCACGTAGTTCGACTGGAAGGACTTAGGGCAGCCCTTGAGGGCCGCCAGAACTTTGAGATACTCACTCACTTGGTTACCCTCACGATAGCCGGAGAGAAGCGCATAAGTTTCTTCTCGTTAAACGAAAGGTCGTCATGGGCCTCTTTGATAATTGAGCGCAGACCGTCTCGGATGCAGTACGCAGCCGCTTCATCAGGCCCGCCACTGAGCGCCGCCTCAAGTAAACCCAACTTGAAGTTGCTCACCTTCTCACCTTTGGAAACCATCTGTGCGATTCGCAGCACGGTCTCGCTTAGGTTCTTCTCAGACTCACTGTCGATCACACTGGTCACCTCAAAAGTGACCTTGAAACGCTTGGTAATAGCCATGTTAAATCTCCTGTATTAGTGACATACGGCCCAGTTAGGACCCATCTTACCTTCTGTGTCCAGACGACAACGGAACTTAAAGTGTTCCCCAACGTTGCGCATAGCTTGTTGCGCAATGTCAATCACCTGCTGTGCAATCTCTGGGGTCCGGCAGGCCACTTGTATTTCATCGTGAACCCACGCCATGTAGGCGAAGTCGCCATCCCATCCATGCTTCAATCCTGCCTTAAGAAGCAACTCTTCAGTCTCGACAATCCACAGCTTACAAATGAGCGCACCCGCTGACTGAAGCAACGTGTTGAGCGCGGCATGTGGTGACCGTACGTGTACCTTTCTTCCATCCAGTCCCTTAATCCAGCGTCGTTTCCACTTGACCTTCTGCTCTCCTGCGACCCATCGAGATGACTCGACGAGGGTCTGCTGGATTCCTTCGCGCAACGCTGCAATTGCTGGGGTGTTCTCAAGGAATTTCTTCTTGAGTTCCTTTCCGCGCTCCTTACCTGCTCCCACAATCTGTCCAATCTTTTCGTCTCCAGCACCATAGAGGAAACCGTAGATGAATGTCTTGGCGTTATCACGTGTTGGCAATTCAGCCGCCGTTTGGTTGACTGTGTGGATATCACCGTTGAGAATGACATCCGCATATGCCCCGTCGTCGTACTTAGACATGAAGTGCGCCAAACAACGGAGTTCGAGTCCGCTGGCGTCGATGCCTGCTTGAACCCAAGGCTTTCCGGTAAGTCCGTCCAAGTGATGCTCTGCGCCGAACGCTGCTCGACAAGGCTCACCATACGGCGAACGAACGCCCGGAACTTGACCAAGGTTAGGGAAGCTATGCGTTGCTCGCCCTGTAACTGCACCATTAGGGTTAACACTTCCATGGATTTTACCATCCTCTTGAACGTAACGGAGCCACGCCTTGTCACCCTCAGCCGCCTGACCGATGCGCTTCTGTATCATCAGGTACTCTTTGATGAGGTCGATGCAGCGCTGCTTCTCAGGGTCTTCCACGCGAACGTGCTCAAGGACCTCGTCGTCTACCTTAGGTGCACCCTTGTCGGTGAACTCTGTAGGTACCCATCCGGCTTCCTTCAGCTTGAGCGCGATGTGGTCTCGGCTACTTGGGTTAAACACAACGTGCTCTACTGGTGTGTACGGAGCACCCTCTACATAATCCCGAGTGTCCAGCTCGCAGGGTTCACTACCCTCACGCTGAGCTTTATTCTTGGGCTTCTTGTAGATGGCACCCTGCTTCGGGTACTTCACTCGTGGGTATTTACCCAGAGGCTTCCCGGTGCGCGGGTGCAGGAATAACGCAGTGCCGCCCTTAGGTTGATACCAAGTCCCGAAAGTGTCGGTAAGTGTCTGAAGGAGTTCAGAACGGCGACCAGCTAGTTCAACGTAGAGTTCCTCGATGGCCTTGGTGTTGAACGGGAACCCGTTGCGCTCCTGCTTAGCGAGTAACCAAGCGGCTCGGTGTTCCAGCCAGACGGCCTCACACGAGTTGTCCCAGAACGACATGGCATCGTGTGCCCACCAGTGGATATCACCATCCGGGAAGTAGTGCTTGTCGCTCAGCAGTTTCTCTAAGAGCGCCTTAGTCACCACAACGTCCTGAACGTTATAGGCCATCATCGGCTCGTTGAAGCTAATCCACTCAGCACCGTCCACATAGTCCTCTCCCTGTTCCTCAAGGAGCTTCTTGAAGTCGTCCTTGTACTCACCCTTCATCTCGCCTAAGCGGTAACCCCACGCCTCCAGAGCGTGAGACCCGAAGCGCTTACCGGGTAACTTACCGGAACGCAGCAGGGCCATGTCGGAGTCCTTAATGTTCGCAAAAAGCAAACGGCTAAGTACCAATGTGTCCACTACGTTCTCACGCGGCAGGTGGAACTCTCGGTTTAACTGGAGCTTGGCCAGCTTGGTCAACACTGGGGCATCGTACTTGTGACCGTTGTGGAATACGATGAGACCACCACGAGCCACCTCGGCTTCCAACGCATCGAGATACGCTGAGAAGTCCCAAGGTCGATACGATACGTACTCGTCCGTGCTGTAGTCATAAATGACACCACAGTGGAACTGAGTGACTTTCTCTAAGAGGTTGTTAGCCTCGATATCGGTTACTAACATAGTGGTCTCCTGTTACTTATCGACGCCCAATGAAATACTCACGTGGACGCACGGTTAACTTACTCTTTTCGACGGCAAAGCTACCGTTAGCTACGTCAGCGCCTAGACTGCTAATCCCACGAACGTGTGACACCTGAGCATACTTGTCGCCAACACTGCGGATGTAGACGGTACCGCCAATGGAACCATCCTCCCAAGTTGCCAAGTCACCAGCCTTCAGAGGGGCCTTATAGTCACTCCACTTTGGTGCAGGTTTCTGCCAGCCCTTAAGGCCACTGTGGGTCCACCCAAGGTTCTCCAGAATGTGAACAGCAGCGTCACGCTTGGCCTCATAGGTCTTGGCAGCAGCCAGCTCTTTGTTCAGGGCATCAATCTCTTTACGAATCTCTTCAGGTTTACGCATGGTAATGTCCTCTCAATATGTTGTGTATGATAATCATAAAGGCCACTACATATAGTAATGACCTTGAGTTTATCACTTGGCTTCTGACGCTTCGGCCAGACGTACGGATGTTTCGCCAACCTCTTTACTCAGGATTGCCTCACGCACTTTGTCCTCACCGATGGCCACAGTAGCGGCTACAGCTACTGACGCCAGCAGCCGAGCTGCCTGTACATCGTCGAGGGTCACGCGCTGAGTGTGCGCGCGGTTATCACTCTTAGCCTTCCAGCGGTAGACCAGAGTGACCTTGTCGTTGCGAACGTTGATGTGAACCTTGCGGCCCCACTGGTCTACAGTGTCGGACAGCTGAATGGTGTTGCCGGGGAATTTAGCTTTGGTAGTCATTAGAAGAACTCCTTAAGTTTCTGAGCTTTAGCGGCAACTTTAGCTGCCTCTGCGGTTGCATCCAGAGATGCCTGACGTGCCTTGTCAGCTGCTTTAGCCAGCTTAGCGGCTGCTTTCGCTTCCACCTTGGACGCTTTGTCCAGCGCCTTGGCTTCACGGATGTACAGTGCGATGACCAGACGGCCTAAAGTTTCGATAAGTTTAAACATGATGATTCTCCTTTCAGTAAGCATCTTTGTGGTTAATGATTTTACTCTCGTCTACTCTGAGTAGAACATCTAGTAAATCAGTAGTCATCTTCTTCGTGGCCTTCCCAGCCAGTATCTCCCTCTCCTTCTCCGCCAGTGTAGCTAGACGGTTCAAGGAGTCCGGTCCTTTCGTTGTACTCCATGTACCCCGCAATGCCAACGCCAATACCATTAAAGCGACACTTGAGAATACGAAGGAGGACAAGATTAGGCATGTCCCCTTGCTGATTACGCTCAAGGGCAATGATAGTATCAGAGAGTTGGCGCAGAGACCCAGACCCACGCAGGTCAGTAATGGAAACAGCACGTCCTTCTTCATGAGCTTTACCTTTCTCCGGGTTCTTCAGGTGGCAAATAACAATAAGTACCACTCCGGTTGACTTAGCGAACCCTTTCAGCTTGGTCATGAGTCGGTCAATCATCTTGCGCTCATCGGATTCCTCCGAGGCTGACACTACGATTGAGATGTGGTCCAGAATGATTACGTCACAGTTCAACCCTGTGCGCATGTAGTGCAGCTTGGCCAACAGTCGGTCCACCTCAGCTTCCGCAAAGGAGTCGTAGAGATGGAATTGGTCGGTGCCATACAGCTCATCGAACCATTTGTCATACGTCCCGTCCTCAATGAGTTTCTGCTTGAACTCACGAGGCTGCTGCCGTAAGCGGATACCGTTAGCAATCCCTAGGACATCCTCCATGGTCTCCTCTACGGACTCCTCAAGCATCGCCATGCCGACCCTCAGACCCTGCCCTCTGGCGAACCCTAGGGCCTGCTGACGAACGAACGTAGACTTACCCATTCCTGACCCAGAAGTGACCATGATGACTTCGCCACCACGTGCACCCAAGGTTCGGTCATTCAGTCCCGGACATCCCGAGAAAAGGTATCCCACGCTCTGTTCGCTGGTCATGGCCTCTCGCACTCGGTCCTTCATGGACATCGCACCGATGACACCATCGGGTACCCAAGGTGCTGCGTTCCATATCTGGTCGAGAACCTCCTTGCCCTTGCCTTTGAGTAAACACTCGTTGGCATCCTTCTCGGTCAGCACGGCCACGTGGACCTTACCGGGAGGGAGAACCTGAGCGGCTTCCTCTACAGCTGCACGACCCGGCTCATCCATGTCGAACATCAGGATAATCTGGTCGAAGCTATCGAAATACTCATAGTTTGCGCTGCAAGTTTTCTTAGCGGCTGACGCACCGTGACCGAGAGAAACTACAGGCCACTTACAGTCCTGAAGTTGCATCACGGTTAACATGTCGATTTCACCCTCGGTGATGACAATCTTCTTGCCACCATTCCATAGGTGCTTACCGAACAGTGCATCTCCTTTGTGAGACCCTCGGGTAGAGAAGTTCTTCTCCTTGTCCCTCAGCTTCTGAGAGACGATGGAGCCATTCTGGTCACGATAGTCTGCCACCTGATAGGCAGTCCCTCTGACCTTGGCGACCCAGTAGCCAGCCTTCTGGCATGTCGCCTTTGAGATACCACGAGCGGTCAGGTCAGTGTACCGACCATCACTCTCGCCGAATACCAATAAGCCTGAACCTTGTGTATTCATCCCGTAATTCCCTCCTTTGGGTCTTCTGTTGGCAATCTCCGAGCGCTTTTGGTCATCGCCCGGTACCCATTTCTCACACACGTAGCAGTATTGGTGTCCATCCGAGAACAGGGAGTTCCCATCTGATGAGCCACAATGCTCGCAAGGTATGTGATAAAGGAAAACACTATCTGAATCTAGCGAATTGTCCATGTAACTCTCTCCTCATGCGGTAAATCCAAGCGACCACTTCCAATAAGTCCTTGGAGGTTTGGGAATACTGCTTGCCTTCCTTGAGGATTGAACCTCGCCACGACTCATGACTAGCCTTCCATGATAAACCTTTCAGCCCTGTCTTGTTACTCTTAGGAGTCTTCATGTTCCATGAGTTCTCTTTCGGAAGCGCCAAGCGCAAGTTACTTAGGTCATCGTTGAGTGGATTGCCGTCAATGTGGTCTATGTAGTACCCATCAGGTATAGGCCCATTAGCTGCTTCCCAAACCCGTATGTGTCCTCTTGGGCCTTTGTGGTATTGCTTATAGGACTTTCTCATAAAGCCGTCCCGTCGACACACGACATGAAGAACGCTATGAGGAAGGTAACACCCCACAGTCCTAGCACACAATACGCCAGCAGTGGGATTATGTCGAAGTCTTTTAAGTTGTTCATAAAACACCTACCTCATGTAAGACACCCAGCGCGATGGTACCCACCAATACAGCAATGCTTAATGTTGCGATTGTCAGTACAAACATGAAGAATATGTCGAATAACTTGTTCATAAAGTAATCTCCGTTGGTGTGGTCAGTCCGGGAATCGAACCCGAATGAAACGCAGCGCTACGCCAAGTGCACCTTAGCCTGACCATAATTTGTACAGAATGTGCGACAACAGGGAAACGTAATTGTCTCCCTGTAGTGTGCCCTAATGTTTACCCACGGTCTGAAGTGACCAGTTCGCCTGTTCGCACCCACCGCTGTAGGTCGAAGCTAGGACAAGCCTTCGGCGCTACATCATGGTGTGCCATAATGACAGCCTTGGGGTAGGTCCCCTTCAGCTCGTGCAGAAGTCCCTTCAGTGCGCTCATCTGCTGAGGCGTGAAGTTTGCTTCATGGTTACCCTTAGCGTTGATACCACCAACCAGACACACACCGACAGAAGTCGAGTTGTATCCCTTGACGTGAGAACCTACAGCGTCTTGGTCCCGGCCCGCCTCAACGGTACCGTCACGACGAATCACAAAGTGGTATCCAATTGCTAACCATCCCTGCTCCTTGTGCCACTGAGCAATCTCCCGGACACCAATGTCCATAGACGGCTTGGTTGCGGAGCAGTGTACGAAAATCTGAGAGGTCTCCTTTCGTTTAGTGAATTGTACCTTAGGCATTTACGTGTCTCCATTTAGTGCCGTGCTTAATGTGATAGATAGTTGTTGCACTGACTCCATAGTATTTACCTAACTTCCTGTTAGATTCACTGGATGAGCGTATTACCTCCACATCTGCATCGGTTAGTTTTCGTTTAGACAGGCCACGCTCCACAGCGTCGTCTGCATTATCTTTCTGTGTCCCAAGCAGCAAATGCTCAGGGTTATAGCAGCGCTTATTGTCGCACGTATGGCGAACTACAAGCCCACTAGGAATGGGTCCCTTGTGCTGTATGTATGACGCTCGGTTGACGAACTGTACACGCGACACGCCCAGCTCGTGGGCAACCTTGCGGTTAAGGGAGATGACTCCGTATCCATTCTTGTGGTGCGCTCCTGTCCATTCGATGCAGGAATCGGTAGGCACTATCTCAAGTTTGGGGTGAATCATTACTTTGCTCCTTTCTTCTGCTTGAACTTGCCGAACGGTACATCACGCTTCGGCTCCTTCAGCCAGTCTACGGGAATCAATTTGTCGGCAAACAAGATGTTATGCTTCTCACACCACTCAGCGTAACTGGTTGGTGACCCTTTGTAAATCTTAGTGCGACTCGAAGAGAACACTAACCGGATGTCTAACTCCGGGTGTTGCTCACGAATCAGTAGGTGCTTCTTGCGGTCCTCGGCTTCCCAGAGACCCTTAGTCTCCACGAAGATACCGTTGGGTAACAAGAAGTCTGGAGTGTAAAGGTGGTCACTCGCAGGAATAACGTAAGGGATGCGCCACAATTCATAGTCGAACGTGACGCCCTTTGATTCTAACTGCTTGGACACCTTGTCCTCAAGGCCAGACCGGAAGGCACCCACCTTCCGAATCCCTTTGGCCCCATAGCCAGCCATTAGAAGTCATCGTCTTCTTCGGCTTCGCCCTCGTCAGCTTCTTCCTCACCAGACCAGTCTTCCGGGTCTTCCTGAGGTTTACGGCTGCGAGTTTCGTCCGCTTCGTAACCGCCTTCTACGGCTTCGTCAGCCCAGTCGTCTTCACCACCACCAAAGGTAGCCAGTTCAACCAGCATCACGCCTTCCAGCTGCAACTTGACGGAAGCGCCAGCTACCGCAGACCAGCCGTACGGTACCAGAGAGAAGCGAATCTTCACTTTGGAGCCGCCACCGATAATCGGTACGTCCTGAATGCGCTTGCCCTTAGCGTCAACAACGCCTAGAACAATCTTCTTGGTCTCGCCAGTCTTCTTGTCTTCGTACGAACCGTAGCACTTGAAGTTAAACGTGGTGGTACCGTCGCCGTTGTCATAGAAAGGCATGTCACCTTCATACGGCTTCAGCGGCTTCTTACCCTTCTGAACCTTCGGCGGGTTCGCTTCGTACGCTTCCAGACGCTCAGCGTAGTTCTCTTCGTGGGTCTTCACGATGAGGTCAACGAGGTCCTGACAGTCTTCGTTCTTGAACGTTACGGAACCCTTGTAGGTACCGCGTGGGTTCTCAAAACCCTCACCGCCATAGTCCGGCTTGTTGAAGTAAGCGTACGGCTCACAGGTACCAATCTTGGTGGTGTAAATCTTCTTCTTAGCGAATGCCATGATGAATCTCCTTTGGTTTATAACAGAAAGAGGGACAACCTGTGTCCCTATAGTGTGTCCTAATGATTACAGGTCGAACCCGAAATTAGTATCCGGTCGAACCCGAGTCACTTGGCCTAACTCTTCGTACTCCGCCTCGGCAACTTCGAGAGCCTCCTCAAGAGACCCAGCGTGCACCGGGAGTTCGTACGATGCGTTAGCTGTCTCGACCGTTACGACGAACTTTTGCATCTTCTCGCTCCTTCCACATATTATACAGGGGTGATGTACGCAGGGTCGAGCGTCTTCTCGTACATCGCTCGGCACCAGTCACTTGGTGTCATAACACAGACCCTTGTGCTTGGTGTACAGCTCCAGATAGAAAGTGGCCTTCGCCATGTCTTTCTCTAAGGTAGCCAGCTCGGACTTCTTCCCGGCCCGAAGGCGGTACTTGAGGATGTTCCCTAGGCAGTACCCCTTGAACATCTCTTGGGTCATGCTGCGGGCAATTACCTCGATGGCCTCGACACCTTCGAACAGCTGGTAGTGACTTGGCTGTTTAACACCGTCGTCTTCCTTAGGCTCGGCTGGTTCTTTGGCCTTAGGAACATTGCGGTCGTCCATATCGCGTACCTCTCCGAGCGTACTCACTTTCTGCATCGGGCAGTCCTCGCAGGCAACGCCGGAGCAGGCCACAGAGCAATCCATCACGGAGTCGTCTAGTTCCTCGTTCTGGTCCACAATTTTGTAGACAGCGATCATCTTTTGGTCAGTCATTTACGACCTCCTTGATACGCTCCCAGAACAGGCGCAGGCGCGGCCACTTGGTTACCACTACGGGTACGAAAGGACGGCTCTTAGTTTGAGCCAATTCGTAGAGACCGCGAGTAACCAAGATGTGCACGCTCGGTGCCAGCTCGAAGGTATCACCAATGAACGGAATCTTACCGTGGCGCTCAGAGGCGGCTACAGTGCTGCGGTCCTCCCGGCGAACCGAGAAGATACCGTTTGATTTATTGAAGTGTAAGCGCATGGTTTATGCTCCTTTAGGTGGCTCGTCATCCAGTGACCACACGAGGGCGGCCAGCAGGAACACGACGATTAGAATTAGGTTGATAGACATTTGGTGTCTCCTATAGTGGGTCCTAATTACATCTTAACGGTGGGGTCAGACTCGGTTCCACGCCATTTGTCGAACGATGGGTGACGCAGAGAGCCGTCTGGAGTTTCCTCCATGTACTTGATTTGGCACGCCCAGCCCTCGTAAGGGTTCATATACCAGCACCCAGCTTCGTTAGCGTTACACTCAGTGGTGTACTCTTTGACGCGCTTGGTGAACTCACCCATAAGTGCCTGAGAGATGTTGTTAGCGGACACGACTCGGCCAGACTCAAGGAGAACCTCGAAGCCAATCACCTTGCCCTCATTGGCGAGACCGGGAGTTCCCCAGTTGAGTCCCACAACGACACCGTCAGCCTCATTCTCTGGCTTCATCTTCCACCAGCCGGACTTCTTACCACGCTTGTAGATTCCCTGAGGGTCCTTTACCACCAGACCTTCGTGACCTTCTTCACGTTTCTGTCGGTACAGCGCTTCGAGTTCGTCCATGTCGTAAACTTCATGGGACTCTGAGAGGCACCACTCGACTTCAGGGAAGTGGTCTTGCAGGACTGGTAAGGCTACCTTGACGTGCTCAAGGCGGAGGAGGGTCATCACGTTGTAGTCATCACCGGACTCGATAATGTCAAGCGGAATGATATCGTAGAGGACAACTTTGAGCTGCTCGGTATCCAGCTCGAAAGGTTCCTTCTTACCTTTAACCCACTCGACTTTGCCTCGTGCATCAAACTTGAAGTTATCCTTCTTTAGCCACTTGGTGCGCAGCAGGCCAGACCCGGTATTGAAGTCCACGCCTTTGACCATGAGTTCACCATCCAGCATAAAGCCATCCGGGAAAATCCAGCGGTCATCTTTCAGTAACTTCTGCCAGCGCACATCGAAACCGTTAAGGTGCTCAAGGGCCGGAATGGTCTTAGAGACCCGGCTTAGCCACGCTGCGTTGGCTGTGTTGTCTACGCAAATGTTCCCGCGTACGCCATCGTGCTTAGTGTCTGCAATTAGGTAGCCGGAAGTCTCCAGCGCCTTCTCGATAGCAGAGCGAACGAACGATACAGCCTTAAATGGATTAGTCTTGATGTTCATCATGATGATGTCTCCGAAGTGTAGTGTTCATTTAGTGTGCAATAAGCAATCATAAAGGCCACCGGAATCCGATGACCTTGAGTCTGCCTATAGTGTGTCCTAATTACTGCCAGCTTGAGTAGTCGGCTGCTAGTTTTGCCAGCCAGTCTGACGCTGAGTCAATCGACCAGCGACTGAAGGACTTCTCAACTAACAGCACGTCACCATCTGGGTGTGGCTCATACACCGAGAGAGAGACTGTATGGTTCCATGAGAGATACGCCATGATGACGCGGAGTCCCGTCTCTTCACGCAGTCTGCGCTCGGTAGCACCCAATCGCATCCATTGTGCTGTGCTGCCATCAAATAGGTACTTAGTTTGCTCAGCCATTTGTTACGCTCCTACGAAGTATTTCTCTTGGTTAACAATGCTGTCACCCTTCGCGCTACGGAAGGAACCCTTCACGCCACCGCCGCGCTTGGTCTTGTTTAGCTTGCGGCCCTTAGGGATATAACCCTCGGTCTGCTGACGTTCACGGGTGCGCTCAAAGTTGATTGTGTTCTGATACATGGTGTTGCTCCTGATTGTGATAGTAAGGGACATTCATGAAGGCCACCAAACGTGATGACCTTGAGTATGTTCCTGATAGTGTGCCCTAATTAAATCTTACCGTGGCGGAACTCGATGCGTCCTACCACTTCGCTCTTGTAGTAGACGAACTGCTTGCGCTCACCGTTGGTGCACAGCTGGTCTATCAGATAGCGGTCATCCAGCTCGGTCCAGCGGAGGGACTTAACGTGCAGACCACACGGCCCAAGTCCTAATTTAAAGAGCGTCTTAGAGTGAGTGCCATCCGGCAACACAGCGGTGAACTTAACGTGAATCAGGTCGGAGACCATCATCAGCTCGTCTTGTGCTTCCTTGAGAGCCTTGCGGAGGAACTTCATGCGATCCCGCTGGTGGCTTCGCAGTTCGTTCTCATCGCGCACCTTCTGTTTCTCCTCTTCCAACGAACCCTCTAAGTAACGAACTTCTCGACTCAGGGAGTCAACCTTGTCCGCCAGTCGTAGGGCCTTGCAGCACTCATTGTTAAACTGGGAGTTTGCCTCTCGTATCTTACGCTCCAAGTGTTCTTTGCCGCCCGCTGCATCACCTAGACTCATGATGAGGAGGGCTACGGTAATGATTAACAAGATGGTTACAACGATTGAGTAAATCATGGTGTGCCTCTTTAAGTATTCTTTAAGTTAAGACTTTAAGTAATGGAACCCTCGGTCATTCGAAGGTTCCCTATAGTGTGCCCTAATTGCCTGAGACCTTATGCAAACGCGAAGTCAGACTCTAAGATATCACGCAGATTCAGGTCGCCTTTGGCCGGAACCGCAGGCATCTTGTCCAGTTGAGACTCGTGCAGCTGGTCAGCAAACTGGTCGTAGAAGTCAGCGATTACGTCATTGTCCTCGTAGGTCTTGACCATCGTCTCTCGGACTGCCTTAAAGAGATTACCAGCGTCTGCCGGAATGGTCCCGAAGGAGTCGTGAATTAATGCGAAGGAGTCAATCCCGTAGACCTCGTTGGCGTGCACTACGGTCATACGCAGGTGGCTACCGTCCTGTGAGTGTACAAAGTTGGGAGCGATGCCGGATTCCTGCTTGTGTGCATCAATCTCTGAGTCCTTCCCAGTGTTGTACGTCATTTTGACGTTGGCTTGGCCGAGGAAGACCAGCTTCAGGCGCGCTTGGTTCTGCTTGCGGTACTCCTGCCACACCGGGAAGCCGTCTGGTGTTACCCAGTGGATTGCGCAGCGCTTACGCAGCACCTCTTTGGTCTTCTTGTCCTTGACTTCAGCAGCCAGCAGCTTAGCGGCAGACTTCAGCCAGTTCATTGCCTCGACAGCGGCCACTACGGTCACGGTCACAGCGTCCCAAATCAGCTTAGCCATGTAGCCAGCCGCTTGGTTCGGATGCGTGAACATCAAGCCCTCGCCGTTGTCAATAGCTGGCTGAATGGTGTCCTCAAGAACTTGCTGGCGGAAGCCAAACTCTTTGGAACCGTATGCCAGCGTCATGACAGAGCGCTTAGTGACCTTGCGGGTCACGCCATACTGCAACCACTGAGCAGCCAGTACGGATTCACCCAGCGTTACCTTCTCGTGGAACTCGCCAGTCTCTTTATCAGCAATCTGCTCGACCACCGTCTGAGACCCGTTTACCGCGTGCTGGTGGAGCACCTCGTTGACCTTGTCGGCCACAATCTTGTAGATATCCTGCACAGTGTCAGAAGGCAGCAGGTTAACCGCGCGACCACCGATGGAATCGCGGAGCATCGCGCTGAAGTGCTGAATCCCAGAGCAAGACCCGTCGAACGCCAGCGGCAGTGAGCAGTTGTAGTTCAGGCCGTGATGTTTAACGCCTGCGTACTCGAAGCAGAACGCTAGGAAACAGAACGGCGAATCCTGCTGTGTCCACCAAGTGTTATTCAGTGGGTCCGCTGCGCTTGCCAGAATGTTGCCCTCGTTCTCTTCGATGAACTTGATGCGCTCGGGGAAAGGAACCTTGTCGACGCCTGCACAGTTTGCACCGTGAATCTTCAGCCAGTAGAACCCGTCGAGACCGATTGGCTTGCCTTTGGCCAGCGTCAGCATACCCTTGGTCATGTCGTTACCCTGTGGGTTGAACATGCTCACAGCGTACACACGCCCGCGCCAGTCCATGTTGTATGGGAACCAAATGGCCTTGTGGTTAGCGAATTTATTGGCTTGTGCAACCATGAACTCCATTGATAAACGGCGAGACTGGCGGGCCTTATCCTTACGGTAGACCGCTGCGGCCTCCTTGCGCCATGCCTTGCGTGCCACCTCGTTGGTGTCGATATCGTCCGGGCGCGGTGGCAACTCTTCACGTTCAATCGCTGGGACGTCACCCACCGGGCAGTGCTTCCAGTTGATAATCTCGTTGACTACCGCCAGAACCTTCTTGTTCACCTTCCACGGTGTGTTTTGCGCGAGGTTAACCGCTTTGTACACCTCAGGCATATGCACATCATCGTAGCGACGCAGCGCCTTCTTGGAGTGGGTACGCACCAGTGCCAGCGGGCGGCGACCTACCGACCAGTAGCCACCACCGACAGTTTCCACCCAAGGTTTCGGAGGGACTACGCACGGCTGGTGCATCGGGCTGATACCCGCGAGTGCTCCCGCTCGTTTGCTCAGGAGTTCCACGAAGGCCGGAGCCAGCTGGACCATCTGCATACTGGTCACATCGTCGGAGCCATCGGCCATCTTGTTCTTGGTCATTTCCACCAGACCAGTGCCCTCGATGAGCAGCTCCAGCAGCTTGGTCCCCACGTGCATCTGCTCATCGGTTTTCCAGCTCGCCCAGTTGTCTCCACCAAGCATCCCTTTGGAAATCATATCGGCCTCGACTACCTGCATGAAAGCCTTCTTGTACACGTGGCCTACACGCTTGTCCAGCTGGTCCGCTACGTTCTTCTTGAAGTAGGCGGCTTCCTGCTCACGGATACGACCGAAGCGGGCCTCATCCTCAAGCGCCTTACCTAACTGCGAGGATACCTGCTGGATGGTGGCCTTTGAGGCGTCTGTGAGCGTCCCTAAGACGACCTTAATGGTTAGCAGTGCGATTGCCTCACTAGACACTCCGCGCTTCTCTTTGAGCACCTCAGCGCCCATACTAAGGGCCAACTCTGAGGGAACACCGTGCTTAATCGGGTAGTATGCGCGAGGCTTCTTACCGCGAGCGTTTGCTTGCTCCTCCTTCCAGTCGTCGATGCGCTTGGTTAACTGTGGGTGCAGCGTTAAGACCAGCGGCTTAGCGGCCACGTTGTCGGCGAACTCGCCAGCTTTCACCTGACGTTCTAACATCTTCAGGAAACGTTGCTCGCCCAGCTCGTACGCTTCGTGTTCGAGTGCTAACTGCTCACGTGCCAGCTTGTCCCCGTAGTGCTCGCTGAGGATGTTGTACGGGATAGCGGCCAGTTCAATCTCTGAGAAGTCATTACGTGCAATGTTTAATGCGTTCATTGTGTGCCTCTTTGTGAATAAAGTTTATCTATTGGTGCCTCTTGCATGAGAGACACCTAAGATACACCTTGTCAGCCCATAAGTCTACCTTGAAGGTAGTTGTCGATTGGCAACGGCTTGCCCTGCTGTATTGCTAGGCCGGGTCCCACTTGCCATGCCAGTACCCGCTCCTCGATTTTCGCTAGTCCCTCTTTTAAAATCTCAGCGTCACGCTTTTCGCGCTCCTTCCGACGTCTAGCAAATGCTTTGGCGCGGTTTCTGCGGGCCTTGTTGTTGGCCCTACGGGCGCGGCACAACGTGCTGTCACGGTCTCGCTTAGCCTTGTTGCGCTTACAGCGTTCAATCATCTTGGCGTGCGCTATCTGCTCAATCTCAGCAAGTAGCTCCTCAGGTTCCAGTGAGAAAGGCTCACGGTCCCGGTCCGCTGAGAATGACACCGGGTCGGTAATCACTGGCTTGCCGTCCTTGGTGAACATGATGTTACCGCTGTGCATATCGAATGATGCAATCCCACAGAAGAAGTCCCGAATCATCTGGCACGTCTCAATGAACGGTAAGTCCTTCTGGTGGTGCTCCTCAGGTGCATAATCACACTCGACAAAGTAATACGCGAGGTCTGCATAGTGGTCGTGCAAGTGGTTACCGCTGCGATTGCACGGTTCCAGCTCATCAAGTACCACCGTGTAGCACCCAGCGTGACGTGCTACGTGGTAGACGTTAGGTATCCCTACCCGGCCTTGGTGCATCCGGCAGAAAGCCACGTAGGCGGCCCCTGAGTCCTCCTTCTTAAAGCCAACCTTAATGACCTTACCCGGCAGTAGCTCGTGCTTAAACGCCGCGCTGAAGTGACCATTTCCCAGCAGGTTAAACCCAGCGTCTTTGGCCTTAATCTTCAAGGTTTGCCAATAGTCCTGACGTTCCAGACCACAATCGCTATCCGTGTCGTCACCATCAGACGTCTCATAGTTCACAATGTCCGCGATGAGTTCTACCAGTAGTGGCTGGCGCTTGTCGAGTTCACAGATTGGCAGGTTACGGATGACGTCTAAGCGTGCTTGCATATCGGTGTAGTTCATTTGGTTGTTTCCTTATGGTGTGTTAGCGTGCTTGGTTATTGGTATGAGAGGAGTGTGAGCCTTGCCCACTTAACAGCTACAGCTGCTTGCCGTGCGGTCATCTTGCGACACCTTGTTAATAGGCGCTTAGTGTACACATCACTGGCACCGTATGCCATTACATGTAAAGCGGTCCGTATGTGTTTCATGTCAATGCGTTGCGACATAGAATATCCCCACTTTGTTGGCCTTAAAGCGGCCATTAGGCAGCCGTACAGTAAAGCGAGGCAACACGCCCCACTTCATGTAACTGAATGATGCTTTGTGTACTTTAAGACCCTTGCGAAAGTCCCGCACAAAGTACAGGACAATCAGGGCGTACACACTAATTACGAACAGGGTTAGCATACATTACCTTGCGTGTGCGATAAGTTTGGGCCATTTGGGCCATGTAATAGCCGAACCAATCGGCCTTTGCTTCAGGTATGCCAGCAGTGCACTCACAGGCGGTCTTAAAGGCGCTGCGGTACTCCTGCATGTCCTGCTGAGTGAGGCCATATTTGACCATTACACAACCTCCCAGTATTGTCCGTCGATGATTGAATAGCACTCTCCTTTTGGTGCATCCACTTGTTGCAGCGTGCCACCTAATGACACCTCCTTGAGCGTTGGGTACACTTGCGGATACTCGCCAACGTCCTCGATAGACCACAGCGCTGCCGTGTGGGTCTGTGAATTAACCACCAGCACAGCATCTTGGTAGTAGGTCTTACATGCCAGCCGTGCCAGCTCAGCCGCCTGCTTGATGGTACATTCCACCTTAAGCGTGCGCTCTTGCGTTGCGTACTCCATGCCAGCCTCCTTGAAGCACCCTACAACATTCTCATCGCGGATGTTACCGTAAGCACCCGGATATGTCTTAATGGTGTGGATGAGACCCTTGAGGACCTTCTCATTAACTTCGAGCGGCTCATAGCCACGATAAGCGGTAACGAATACGAATACTTTGTTGGCTGGCTCTTTGGTGTAAATCATGATGTATATCCTTCAGTTAGTGGTTATCTTTCAGGCCACCCTCGGATGACCTGTCGTTAACCGCTAGTCCCCACACTCTTGCGAATGGGTGACGCAATCTGTGTAATCTTGCAGTGCCTCACGGAACGAGTCAAACACCGTGAACTGTAAGCCGTATTGCACCATGTATTTGGTGGCCCCGGTGTAGTCCCGTGCTGTCGTCATAATGACCCCGTGGTTCAGTGCCTGCATTACGATTTCCATGCTATGTATCCTCGATGTTACGTTAGTGGTTATCAGCGTGGCTACTCTCAGGGTGACAGGACGTACCTTGCCAGAGACCTGAATGTAACCACTAGTTAAACACTAATGTCATGGTGTACATATCAGCTTGACTAATCCATATTGTTAAAGAGCAATGCTAGTTGCCTAGCGGTACTTCGTGAATCTGTGGTGCATCTTACTTCATGTTATCCGTTGAGTCAACCCTTTTCGTATGCCGGTTGTTAGCTACTTGAGACCCTTCCGTATCCAGCTAGTAACTCGAAGTATGCTAGTGGTTGATAACGTTGTGTCTGTCTCAACGGTTGCTAATGTCTCATAACGGATTCTGAATGTCAACACTTAAAGTTAAACTTTTAGTTAGACCTATAGTGATAGTCATCTTTTGGTGATGGTCTCTGAGTAATACTTTAAGTGTCTCCCTATAGTGTGTCCTAATTGATTGTGGTGTTGACAATGCCCACCAATAGCCCTTATAGTAATGACTCACCGATATCATCTTGTCCCGCTCTCAGTGTCTCAGGGACTGCTAAACGAGATACTTACCGCTATTACTAATAGCACCGACTCTCTTAATGTGACCTACTAACAGTCACTGCTAAACGTTAGGCAAACGGTGAACCTTAGGTATATGGTCTCAGGTATTACCTCAGGTGGTGACTCAATGGATACTTAAAGGGCCAACAGATAGGGACACAGAGACATCAACATATAGTATCCCAATGTCTCCCACACCACAACATATAGTATCACCTAAGGTTTCCCACCAGTCCCACCTAAGGTTTAACCTTCGGTTAGGGGGGGGGTGGCCTATGGTTACTTTGAGTGAACTGGAGGGTACCGGGGGGATAACCAAAAGTGTAAACTGTGAGATGTACACTCAGAACTTTATGCAATATTCTTAAAGGTAACCTCAGGTAGTCCTCAGGTCAGTGCATAGACCATAGGTAGACCCAGTGAATCACCTAAGGTTAACTTTAAGTATTGACTATAGAGGGATGGAGTGGTGTATGCTGGTAAGCATCACTACGTAATCCCTAGCGCGTCAGGAAGACCCTAATCGCTACAAGTGAGTAGAGAGCACACGAGAGTCTCCAGTCCACTGAGTTGCTGCTGAGTAACCAGTGAAGCCCCAAGGGCACCAGCAAGTACCAGCAGAAATCGCCAAGTAGTCCTATGGCGCAGTAAGGTTAACAATAAGCGCATAGGTCCTCCTTATGTTGGCTCTTAGTGTCTTATAATGAGAGGGTGATATTATCATCACTACCCTCTACCTTTAAGGAGACTTAAAGTGAATAACTATATGAATGAATCTTTAAGTTGTCTTATAGTAATCTTTGAGTGGTCTCTCCCTATAGTGGGCCCTAATTCCAAGTGCCTGTTATACATGGAGTTTCCTCAAAGTGGCCTTCCGTGGCCTAATGAATCCTTATGCACAATCCCTGCATAGTTACCATGTGATGAACATAGAGTCATCCCCCTCGTCTTCCCACCGGATGTCCACACCGTTGCTACTGGTGGCCCGGAACTGGGAGACGCTGCTCAGAGGCTTCTCCATGTGGTGCTCCAAGAACTCCTGAAGTACCTCAGCCTCTATCTTCACGGCGTCCTGCTGCATCGTGGAGCGTAGGAACTCGACACCCAATGCTAACGCATCAAGTCGGTCATCGTGTGCCACAGCGCCCTTCTCACGGCTCATGCGGGTCATCTGGTAGAACAGGCTGTACTTCAGAGCGTGCTTACCGTCTGCATCACGTGCCGTCTGGTAGTCCTGTCGGATAACCTCGTCACGGATGACCAAGCGGTGACTTGCCAGTACAGGCTCAAGGGTATCGCAGATACGTACCTCTTTCATGCCACGCGCACGAATCTCTTCGAGTTGCGCTGGGTGATGCTTCAGGAGCACAGGCTGGAACACGTTACCGAACATACCGTCACCGAAGTTGCTCTCGAAGACCACAGTCTGCACCTGCCACTGTTTGGCTTTCTTAGCGAGGAACTCAAGGGACTTCTCTTCGTAACCACGGGTACCGCCAGCGTCCATCAAGTAGATGTAACCGTTGAGGGTGTACAGCACGCACCAGCCAGTCTCATCCTTACCGCGACCACTGGGGTCAATGACCAGAATCTTACCCTGATACGCGCCAGTGTTACTTGAGGCTGTATGGAAGGAGTAAATCTCGTCACCCTTCATACCCACGTTAGGAAGCTCCTCATTGCGGTTCTGACGGTTCGGCAACCACTGGTAATGCATTGGGGCCTTGTCCGCCTGTAGACCGCACACGATAGCGTCACGGAGGCGTAGCGGGTACTTCTCGGCATCACTTAGGTTCGGGTTGAGCATGAACTGAAGCGTATAGCCAGCCTTGCCGTATTCCACCTCACGTTCCTGAAGGTCCATGGAGTCGAATCGCACCGGGTCAGTTGGTTGGCTACTGAGACCCTCTTTGTCCTCATCGTACTCACTGCGGAGCATCGGAGCCAGTCGGTCGCCATAGTACAGGTCTTCCTCTTTGGAGCGCGGATACTGTGCAGGCCAGATAATCGTTGAGTACCCACGGTTGTCCTCAAGTTCCTTGTAGAGCGTCATCTCAGTCTGAGGGGTGCCCAGATAGATAACACGGCTAGTCGGCAGAGGTTTCAACAGTGCGGCGAACTCCTGAACCAACGTCCAGAGTTTCTCTCGGGCACCTTGTGTTGCAGAGTTACCGGGAATCTCCACGTCATCCGCAATGATGATATCAGCACGGCTACCAGTAAGCTGACCCGTAATACCCACAGACTTAACTGACGGGCTGTGGTCCGGCTTGGCAGGGCCTACATCAAAGCTAATCACTGAGTCACGCTGACCGGGGCGAGGCTTAAGCTCACTCAGGAAAGGCAACAAGTCGATGATGTTCTTGATGAAGATGGAGTTGGCGTCCGCACGTTCCTTTGAGGCTGAGACAATCAGTATCTTTAACTGAGGGTCACGCCACAGGGTCCACACTACGAACGCACACGTGATGAACGACTTGCCGATACCTCGGAAAGCCTGAAGGATAAACTTCTTGTTCTTTGGGTCCGCCAGACACTTGGCCATGTCGATTTGACACTTGGTGGGTTCCGGCAGGTTCAGGGCCTTCCAGAGCACGAAGAGAAAGGCGACAAAGTCACCCTTCAGTTGCGCAATGATTAAGGCGTTCTTGGCTTGCTGAGAGTTACTCAATGTTCACCTCCTTTCCCTTGAAGTTTGCGAATTGTGTCCTGTAGGGCCTTCTCTTTGAGGTCGGCCTTCTGGGTTATTGCGATAAGACTTCGAGCAGTTGCTTCGTGTAGTTCGACGGAACCATCAACGAGGCATCGACCGTCTGGTCCTGCGGCGACACTGGTAGGTTCGACTCTGACGCGCAGCCGCTTATTGTCGCTACGCAAATCAGCAATAATCCTATCAGTGCTGCCCTCCAGCCCCTCAAGGTCTGCTTGGTACTTAGCCGATACTGCGTCAATCGCTTTCTGAGTTTCAGCTCTAGCCGTTTGCTTCTTAACGTATTCATTTTGTACTACCTCCTTCCATTTAGCGTCCGTAGATTGCGAACCCAAGTGCCACCCGAAGGCAAACACCATGATAGCCACAAGATACGGGACGATTCTCTTTGTGAACTCCAGCATAATGCCTCCCGTTGTTTCTCAGATTTCACGTAGGAACTCCTAGCGTAGTGCAATGACATCCATAAAGGCACTACATATAGTAGTACCTTGAGTATATCACTGTAGGGTGAACGTATCGTCGTCTGTCAGACCATCAGCGCCCACCTTGGAGTTATAAGCCTCCAGACCCTCAGCCAGTCCGCCCAAGATGTTAACGTCAGGGGTCAGCTTAGAGATTTGGAACTTGTGGCGCTCCAGTAGTTTACCAATGGCGTTGTACAGCTGAGGGGTTCGCTTCTCTGGATTCTTAAGGTCCATGAGCATCTGCTGAGCCATCTCAGTGTCTAACATTTCGAGGAACTTAATCAGGTCCATGTGTTACTCCTTATTTGCTTTCTTCCAGTCAATGATTTTGTCGACTACCTTGGCACCAATCTGAACCACTGTGTAGGCGATTGCCGCGACGTAGAACCACTCGTTTAGTGAGAGGCCCCAGAAGAGCCTCGCTACACCATCGGCCCCAGCGACCCCCGCAATGGGAGCCGCCTTGATAACTTCGTTGTTGAAGTCTAGGGACAACATGTTACCTCCTTGATTATGATAAGGGAACGTAGTCGATTCCGATGATTAACACTACGTTGTTGTACGTGCCAGCCGCAAACGTGTATACCTCTGGGCTAGAACCCCTGCGGAGTCGCACCACGTTACTACCCTGCTGGACTACAGGGGCAAGCGTCACGTCCCCAGTTAGCGTCGATAAGTAGACCTTCCCGATGCCCTGCCCAGCAACATCCCACGAGCCGTTAAAGGACGGCGTGGTAACAGTGAGTTCTGAGTTTCCTTGGAGAGTGATGGAGTTTATCTCCACGTAGATGTTGCAGCGGACGATGTCCCCAAGTCGATACCAGTTGGTCACAGCTTTCTGTGCAGCAATGGCCGACCCGTTAACTGCTACAGTCGGGGTGGAGGTTCCTTTAGAGTAGTTCCACAGAGGACCATCGGTATAGTACCGAGTGGGTCGCATAAGGGCGTAATCGGTGCGGAAATCATACCTGTACAGCTGTACCTGAGTCGCTGGGTTCCACTCACGGAGTGCCAACAGTCTCCGCTGGGCGTTTGTTGTTGTCCAGCTCTCGAAAATCTGGCCAGCACCAGTAGCCACCACTGCGTTTGTGCACGGAACACCGGGGCGAAGGAACACAACTAGTTGCTTCTCTAGGATACCAGTCCCCTCAAGACCCCACACTCCAGTGTCTGCTCCCCACTTGTCAACTACATCGATCCCGAAGTAGTTCCCAGCGTTCGCACCTGAAGTTCTGCGAATGAGGCCTACCGACTCAATCATCGCGTTCAGGATACGGCAAGACTGCGTGCTGTTGTCCATGTATCCCGGAGCTCGTATTGTTATCAATGTCTTTAAGGTATCGATTACGTTAAGGGCGTTTTGCCGGGAGTATCTGGACGTAATGTACCGAGCCCTTCCGGTTATACCTTTGAGTGTCGGCAGTGGATATGGGTTAGCTGACTGATTGGTGAGACGGCCACCCTCTGAGACTTTACGTGAGTTGGCACTCTTAAAGATGTAGGTGTCGAACCACTCTGAAATCCAGTCATGCACAAGAGCATCTCGCCCGTCATAATCATACCCGGTGTAGCTTAGGTATTCATACTTGGAGCTATCACACCACCCCATCAGCCAAACATCCGTGTCAGTGTACGGAGGCATGTACTTCGAGCCATATGCGTTATTACGCTGAAGCCACCACCCACCTGTTACATCCCCTGCGTATGCAGTGATAACGATCTTCCGGTGAAGGGTCTGCTCCTCGCCCTGTTTAACAGCCGCGATACCACATCCAGAGAACTCTAAGTCATCCTCTATGGACCGATACGAGATACCAACAACGTAGCGTCCGATGTACGCACCCATAGTCTTAATTCCTTTGAGTACATACGACACTGTTCCACGGTTTCCCAAAGGTCCCTCGATGTACCACATAATTGGGGAGGTTAGGCCAACGGCGCTTGTACCTCTCGCCCATGTTGATCGGATGGTGGTAATTTGCGAACCCGCCCCAAGAATCACTGAGTTGTTATATAACCGCAAGTGAGCCTTCTGATAGAGCTGCTCCTCTGGTCGGATATCAGAGTCCCCACCATTAGCCACCCACTCTGGATACGCTGTTCCGTCATCACGAGGTAGCGGGGCATCATGAAGGGTCTCATAGACCTCATACCCACCAGATAGTAACACAGGAACATTCCGGCGATGACCCTCATCAATGGCTTTCTGAATGAAGCGCACATGGTCCTGACCAAGCCCGCGCACGAGGGTCTTACCATCTACCGTCATCATCTCTGGGGTTACATACCCAACACCTCCGATGTAGGACAGTCCAGTTGTTCCTGCGAGTTTCAACATAACGTCGCTTGCAGTACCTTCCCCAGCAACCACTGGGACCGGGTCACCTTCACCATTAAAACCTAAGAGCATACCAGCTACCTCTGAGGCACCCGGAAGTTCCCGTATAGATCTTCCTGATGTTCGTAGAGTGCGCATGAAGTTGGCCTCAATGGTTGTCGCAAGAGGCGAAACAGCGGTATCCACATAGCCTTTAGTGGCGGCGTCGCTACTCTGAACAGGAGTGCCTACATTCTTGATTACCTTACCGGAGGCGTCAAGGCTTCCGTCGTCTGCCGGGGAGATAGTTAGCATAGCGGCATCACGGGCCTCCTCAGCAATGTGTGCTGACTGTAGCTGAGAGACGTTAAGGTCGGTCGCGCGGAGAACGGAGCCGTCCGAAAAGTCCACCACCCGCTCGGAAGCAGAGGTGAAGCGCCTGATCTCTATCAAATTGAAACCAGCTGTTTCGACTAATAGTTTTATACGGGTTCGGGACACGTATCGGTATTCAGTGATGTTGTTCAACTGGCGGCGGTTCAGTGGGGACACGAGGTATACCCGGACGAACTTGCGGGACAGGTAATCAAACGGGATGTCGAACTCCACGTCCCCTACAGGGTACTGAATGATTGTTTTAATATCTTGGTTCATCATGGCCTCCTTACGTTAAATGTGGAGGGAAACCGCTCAGGTCTCCCTATAGTGTGCCCTAATTAGTTGGGCTTAGGCTGTTGTTTGATGGTCACACCATTTGCCTCGTAGATTTTCATCACGAGCTGCTGGGTGAGTGGATCGTTTGGTACCAGTTCCTTAGTGGAGTTCATTAGTCCCGTCATGTAGTCACGCTCGGTAGGCTTGTTGGGCGCCGTGACGACACCATAAGCGTTCTTAGCGGTCGCAATGACGTTCCCTACGTAACCCAGCGCTGGGACCTGAGACCCTAAGTTACCAGCAAGGTTGCTCGACTCAGCCCTACCTTTGGACGCTCCGTCTTTCTTCTGGAACTGTTCCTCCTTAGGTAAGATGGTGGAGCGCAGCATGTTGGCGTCTTGGAACCCAGCGGCACCAGCCATCATCGAGACGATGGACAGCGGGGCACCAGTGTGGGAACTTCGAGTCAACGCTGCGTAGCCCAGCATGGTCGGGTTCAGGGCCTTCTTCAGGTAGTCCTTACGCTGAGACTCTTGGAGGCCATACGCCTTCACATGGGCCTGCATCGCGAAGTAAGTCCCGGCGATACCCAGAGACAACACGTGGGTCAGTGCCATGTCGATAGCGCGGTTGTTCTTATATCCCTCGTAGAAGGACCGAATGAACTTAGCGTTGAGTGACTTGATGGTGAAGTTCTTGAACTGCATAGCCATCTTGACACCAGCACCATACGCCTTGGAATCCTGCTGGGATACCTTGTGAGGGCGCAGCATGGTCTCGTCGGCAACCTTATCGGCAAGACGCCACAGGTCCATCGCTCTCGGGTCCTGACTGAAAGCCTTCTTGTCCTTGATGGTGAACTGACCGTTAGCGTCACGAGTCGCGTGGTCGACAAAGAGTTGCTTGATTCCTCTCCACTGCTCAGGACTGATAGAGGCAGCTTTGAGGAAGTTCTCCTTACCGAACTTGGAGCCTTTGCCACCTAAGGCAGCACCAGCCACATCACCGAGCACGCCCTGACGGGCAGTGTCCAGAATGTAGTTAGCCGTACCGTTCAGCATCTTGGTCCAAGGAGAACGAGCCGACAGCTCCTGAGTTCCGAACTTGATGGTACCAATGACTGACGCCATGGCCCCACTGGTATCGGAAGCCTCACGGATTCGCTGTACGATATCCTCACGCCCCGGACGGATTAACTGGTCGAGTTCCTTACCGAACAGCGCCCCATGGAGTTCACGGAGTTCACTACCGGACACCGGAGAGGTTCTGGTTGCTAGGTCCCGCAACGTTGGGATACCATGTAGCATCGCCTTAACGTTACCCTTGGCCAACATCCCAGCAATCTCTGTGAGGTTCTGCGGACCCATGTAGAAGTTCTTAGCGAAGAACGCTAGGTCGTTCAGGGTACGCATGGCGGTCTCAAAGGCTGTATCGTTGTTACGGCGAGCACGTCCAGTGAGAATCTTGACGGTGTCCTTCAGTGCTTCCACTTCACCCTTCAGCTGTCCCTTACGTTCAGCCCGCTTGTCTAACGCCATGATTTCGTCCTTGAGCTGCTGCGTGGTCTTACCGCTACCGCCCATGATGGAGATATCACCGTTAACTCGACGGTCGTACGCTGGGATAATCCGTGCCATGTCGAAGTCCCTCAGGTCGTTGACACTGAAGGTCGACCCATCTGGTAAGGTAACCGGGAGGTCGCTGTCGAACATGTTACGGGCCTCAAGGAACGAGTTGTTCTCGATACCGACCAGACCTGTGATGTTGTCGTCAATGACGCTGGACGCTGTGAAGTCCTCAGTATGGCTGATACCGTACGCCTTGTCCATAGCGTGCTTCTGGACCACCTCAGGTGTCACTTGGTCTACCGACTTGTAGCCGTTGAGTTCCATCAGGTACTCATCGACACGTGCCTTGACCTCAGGTCGCACTCGATAGCTGGTAAGCCAGCTCTGAGCGATAGCCTGCTGGAGTCCTTCAGGTCCGCCCAGCTTCTGCATCATCAGTTCCTTGGCACCCCTGTCATACACGTTAGGCACGTAAGTACCCTTGTGGCGACTACCGGGGAAGATGCTCACGGCGTTAGCGTTACCGAAGATACCCGGCTGTTCCATCAGCTCACGCTTGGTGTCGAAGTGCTCTTTCAGCAGGTCCATAACCTCACGTTCACCTTTGGTCAAATCAGCCTGTAACTCTGGGCGCTCAATCGCCAAGGCGGCACGCTTGTAGACTTCCTGACGGATGGCTCTGCGTGACATCTTCTGCTCTCCCACAGAGAACTCTGGGTCCTTCATGGCACGGTCAACAGCGTCATACAGTTGGTTGTACATCCTCTGGTCTGTCGCATGGAGACGCTCGTGGATATCCGAAGCGGTAGCGCCGAACTTACCACTAGACCCTGATTGCATCCCTGTAGGTGAGCGCACGAGGTCCTGAGCTATTGCACGAACACCAGCATCCTTGGACCCTAGGGTCTTCAGGCCAATCTCAGTGAACCCACCTAGCTTGATACCGGGAGCTGCACGCTCTGGGTCAATCTCTGCGAAGTCACGCTGAGTCCTTGGGTTAAGTGGGTTGGTGTCGCTCAGGATGGAACCATTGGCCAGAACCACTGCGCCCTCTTCGGTCGGGTGGTCGGCAAACGGAACACCTCTGTGGTTCTGCTCGAACGCGAAGTTCTCTGGAGGTAGCGTCGAGGTGTCGTGACCGCCAGTGTTGATGGCAGTCTCTCGTGCTTCCATACGAAGTGCTGGACCAGCGAACTCATTCACAGACTCAACGCCACGTGCCTTACGGATACCTGCGGCCACAGCGTCACTAAGCACCGACATGCCAGCACCAAACAGTAACCCACCGAGTGCTGCATCAGCGTAGTGAGCTTCGCCACCGGCTACCGACGTACGGATTCCCTCAGAGGCAACGCTGAGTGCTCCAGCCTGTGCACCCACTCGCAGGGCCTTATTGACCACCTTGAGTCCCTTCCCAGCTACACCGACCAGCGGTACATAGCTGAGTGGGTCTACACCAGCACCAACGATACCAGCAGCGAGTTTCGCCCCGGTACCAGCCTCAGCGGCCCGTTGGTCAGCCTCGAAGTTATCCTTGGCCAGCTTGATGAGTGCATCCCAGTTCTCGCCGTCACCACCAGTCACCACACCGTAGTAACTCGGAGGTAACCCGGAGTCGCGTAGCTTCTGCAAGTCCTCCTTAGAGGGAACATAGGAGTTCCAGCGAGTCGGGGTTATCGTGTCCTTGAACACATCGTACCCATCGTCAGCCCGCGCAGCACGGAAGGCCACACCCAAGGTTGAGTTCTGAATCTGAGCCTCAGCAGCATCGCCGAAGCCGAAGAAGGTGGACCGAGAGTTATACTCATCAAGGGTCGTCCCGGTCTTCTCCCAGAAGTCCTTAGCGTATGGAGTGTTGGGCGCTTCCTGTGCTACACCCTCAACGTCGAACCCATGGGACTCCGGCAGCTCAGTACCAACTTTACCAGCCTTAGCGATGCCCTTGAAGGCATCCTCTGCGGGAATCCCTTTACCCTTTGGGGTGATGCCACCGAACGCTTCCAGATCGCCTGAGTGTGGACTCTGGGCCACGTCAAGTAGATTACGCATGTAGTTACGACCTTCCTCCGAGATAGACCCGAAGTCTCCCTTGTCGTACGCTTGGAGCTGTGGTGCACCCGCTGGGCCTTCCCCTTGGTTGTACGCTAGGGCCGCTTTCAGCTCATCCCCGTTGTACTTCTTAACGAGACTGGCAAGCAGCTTAGCGCCAGCGTCAATGGCTAACTCTGGGTTGTA